TGAGAAATTTGGCAAGCCAACAACTCCAAGATGGGTGCTACAATACTTTGGTACGGAAGTTATGCGTGGTCAGATGTACGACGGTATCTGGGTGGACAGTTGCATAGGCAGATACAAAGGTCAAGACACCGTGATAGCGGACACAAGATTTCCCAACGAAGTGAAACAGATCAGAGAACGTGGAGGCAAGATCATACTTGTAAAAAGAGGACAAGACCCGGACTGGTTTGTTGACTACACAGAAGGCAACATAGAACCCAAAGGCATACATAGTTCAGAATACGCCTGGGCAAAGGAAGAGTTTGATTTCGTCATCGAGAACAATGGCTCCAAAGAAGAATTATACGTAAAGATAGACGACCTAATCGTCAGCGACAAGATGACCAACACGCCATCCCAATCTACGAGTACTGCCCAACCTCTGGCAATTGGCGCAAACAGTTTTTAGATTTGTAGACACAGTATTCCTCATATCACCATCCACAAACAGCACATCCAGTTGTGCCTTATCTTGTGCTTTGAACCCGCACAACTCACATTTCCTGTGCTTCTTGTATCCAGATCTCTGTAGTGCGGTCACACCGCCAACCCGCTTGCCGGCCCGTTTCCTGATACAGGTGTCACACCGACTACGCCAATACACACGGCCATATCTCTTGTAGGCATAGGCCTTGGGTTTGGTCTTACACTCCGTACACAACGGTCTGTCTTTGTACTGCATGTGTGTATTTACGTCGCCTATATAGGCACCTCGAAAACGTTAAATTATGTCGTAAAAACCATATGATTGAATAAATAACTCTAGTATATACGTAACTTGCAAGGAGAATACGAAAAATGGCATTAACATCACCAGGAGTAGAGGTTTCAGTAATAAACGAGAGTTTCTACGTACCATCAGATGCGGGTACTACACCACTATTCATAGTAGCATCATCACAGGACAAGCAAAATGGTGCAGGAGACGGCACAGCGGCAGGAACACAGACTGCCAACGCCAACACTGCATATTTGATCTCGTCACAAAGAGAATTAACAGAGACTTTCGGAGATCCGAAATTCTACACAGACGCATCGGGAAACAGCCTAAATGGTTATGAGCTGAATGAGTATGGCTTACAAGCGGCTTACTCATTTTTAGGAGTTGCCAACAGAGCTTTCGTACTAAGAGCGAATGTGGACACAGCAGAATTAGTTGGAAGTGCCTCGGCACCAACAGCGGCACCAACAGATGGCACATACTGGTTTGACCTTGCATCAAGCAGTTACGGTCTATTTGAGTGGTCACAGACTAATCAATCATTCACATCAATTACTCCAACACTGATCACTTCAACAAGTGACCTAGTTGGCAGTGTCTCAACTGGTGCACCAAAAACTTCAATAGGTGTAATTGGTGATTACGCAATCAATACGACACACGTTACAAACAAGATCTACAAGAAAACAGCAAGTAACACATGGGTGCATGTTGGTTCTACCGACTGGCACACATCTTTACCGGTAGTGACAGTTGCATCAGGAACAACAGTTACAAGTGGTAACAAGATCACAATGAACGGTGTTGAAATTACCTTTGGTGGTACGGCATTGTCAGATGTTAACACAGCGATTGGCAGTAATGTTACTAACGTTACGTCAGCGATCAATAGCACAACAGGTAACTTAGAAATCTTCCACAACGGTAAGTTTTTAGGTGACTCAACAGGTGGTGCTAACACTATCAGGTTTGAAGCAAATACAGGTACTGGTTTAGCAGACCTAGGAATTACAGCAGGCGTGAAAAACGGTGTGAAACTTTTACAAGAAAGCCACACAAACAGACCAACTTGGAAAACGGCAGACGAGAACAGACCTAACGGTTCAGTTTGGTTCAAAACTACATCAGCAAACTCAGGTGCGGCATTAGTTGCAAAACTTTATGCTACAGCAAGTGGAAGTTTCTCTCAAGTTGCTAGTCCACTTCACAGTAATCATCACTCTGCAATCTTTAATCTAGATCCAGGAAACGGTGGAACTGCTTTGACTACAGGCACATTGTATGCACAGTACAATGTCACTGAAGAAAGCATGGGTGCCAATGATTTAGGTGGTGTAGACTCAACTGGAAATGTTGCAGACTTTCAATTCTTTAGATATGAAGGTGGTGCTACTACTATCACAAGTAATACTACTTCACCAAGTTTCACAAGTTCAGAAACTTTTGCGATTCAAGAATCAGTTAAGAACCAGGAAGCACTTAACTCAGAAGTAACAGTAACACTAGGTGGTACTGGTGCTGATGACTTTGTAGCGGCAGTAAGTGCGGCAGGTTTGACTAACGTTACTGCAACTAAATTAAGCACAGGTGCAATCCAGATGTCACACAAACTTGGCGGTGAGTTCAGAATGGTTGACAGAACAGGAACACCATTAGCAGATGCAGGTTTCAGTGCAACAACGGCACACAGTTATGGAACATACACGGCAAACAGTGCAACATTGATTGACAACTTGTATGACCTACCAACAGGTGAGAGCCTTGACTCGAGTGTTAACACAGGTATCATGGCAAGTAACTGGAAGAGATTGAGCTACACTGCTTCAACAAGTTCTCCAACTAATGAGCCAGCGGACGGTACATTATGGTACCACACTGCGACTGACGAAGCAGACATCATGGCACACAATGGAACGACTTGGGTTGGATATGCGACAGCATACTCAACAACAGATCCAAATGGTCCACAGTTTTCAGCAACAGCACCGACTACACAGTCAGACGGTACTGCACTTGTAACTAACGACTTATGGATTGACACTTCAGACTTAGAAAACTATCCAAAACTTTACAAATACAACACATCAGCAACTTTGAGTTCTACAAACACAGCGAACCAAGTTGCAGTAACTACATCAGGCGCGGCTTGGGAATTAGTTGATAAAGCAGACCAAACAACAGAAGATGGTGTTGTGTTTGCAGATGCTAGATTACACACAACGGCTGACAAGGCAGATTCATTGTCAACAGGCGGTGCGGGTACATCCAGCACAATCAAAGACTTGTTGAGCGATGGTTTCCTAGATCCAGATGCTCCTAACCCAGACAACTACCCACAAGGTATCATGCTTTGGAACACTAGAAGATCTGGTTACAATGTGAAAGAATACAAAAACAGTTACATCACAACTACGAAATATCCAGGTAGCGGTTCCGCAGGATTAGGTAACATCAGACAAAGTAACGAGAGCGTATCAACTTACTTCCCTGATAGATGGGTTACTAAATCAAGCAACAACGCAGACGGCTCTGGATCTTTTGGAAGAAAAGCACAGAGAAAAGTAATTGTTGAACAATTGAAATCAGAGATCGACACTAACCAAGCAATCAGAGAAGACCAAAGAGGTTACAATGTAATTGCTACACCTGGTTACCCAGAACTGATTCAAAACATGATTAACCTAAACACAGATAGAAACAACACAGCGTTTGTTGTAGGGGACACTCCTTTAAGATTAGAGGGCACGTCAACTTCAATACAAAACTGGGCAAACAACACAGCGTCAGCACTGGACAACGGTGAAGACGGCCTAGTAAGCTCAAGTGATTACTTGGGTGTGTTTTATCCGTCTGGATCTACAACAGACAACACAGGTAAAGTAATCGTTGTTCCACCATCACACATGATGTTGAGAACACTGGCCAACAACGACAACATCGCTTTCCCATGGTTCGCACCAGCAGGAACAAGAAGAGGTGTCGTTGACAACGCCACAGCAGTTGGTTACATCGACACAGCAAGTGGAGAATTCGAAACAATATCTGTTACGGAGTCAGTGAGAGATTCAATGCATGAGGTCAAAGTGAATCCAATCACTTTCTTCTCAGGTGCAGGAATTGTTAACTTCGGTAACTTAACTAAAACATCGGCAAGTTCTGCATTAGACAGGATCAACGTTTCAAGATTAGCAGTGTATCTAAGAACACAACTGGATGCAATCGCTAAACCATTCATCTTCGAACCAAATGATGAACTTACAAGAAACGAGATCAAGGGTGCAATAGAATCATTCTTGTTGGAGTTAACAGGTCAGAGAGCATTGTTTGACTTCCTAGTAGTTTGTGATGACACCAACAACACACCTACAAGGATTGACAGGAACGAACTTTATGTGGATATAGCAATTGAGCCGATCAAGTCAGTTGAATTTATTTACATACCGTTGAGAATCAAAAACACAGGAGAAATTGCAAAGTTAGGGAACTAATTTTGAATAAATAGGAGAAACAGATGGCAATATCAACTTTATCAAAATTTACAGTACCACTAGCAAACGATCAGAGTTCAGCATCACAGGGTTTATTGATGCCAAAACTACAGTATCGTTTCAGAGCAATACTTGAAAATTTTGGAGTATCAACACCAAGATCAGAACTAACAAAACAAGTTATTGATATAACAAGACCTAACTTGACTTTTGACAACGTAACACTGGATGTGTACAACTCAAAAGTTTATGTTGCAGGTAAACACACTTGGGATCCAATCACAATCACTTTAAGAGACGACGTTAACAACTCAGTTACTAAACTGGTTGGCGAACAGATCCAGAAACAGTTTGATTTCTTTGAACAGAGTTCAGCGGCATCTGGTATTGATTACAAATTCACAACTAGGATTGAAATGCTTGACGGTGGTAACGGAGCGAGTGCACCGAATGTGTTAGAAACATTTGAATTATATGGTGCATACGTTGAAAACGTAAACTACAACTCACTAGCATACGCAACTTCAGATCCAGCAACTATCACGATGTCAGTTAGATATGACAACGCAATCCAGACACCAACAGGCACAGGTATTGGAACAGCAGTTGCAAGAACTATTGGTACTTTGAGTACAGGTGGTGGACAGTAATACAAAAAATTAAGTTAGCAATTATAAGCAAAAAAGCGTCTTTATAGGCGCTTTTTTTGTGACTATAAATAACACTATGCCAAGCATAAACAATTTCCTAAAAGGTTTCCAGGACGGATTACCGGGTATGAAAGACTACCAACACGCATCAAGATTGTACATAGATGACAATTTCAAGTTGATGCCGAAACAGAAATTCCTGTTCCACGTGGTGTTCAACACCGACGAGTCATTGTTCGAAGGTGGAGCGAAATTGAACTCAGACGAGAGGCTCCAACTGAACATGTTGGTCAAGCAGTGTGACCTGCCCAAGTACAACATGAGCTACGAGGAAAAGACACAGTACAACAAGAAAATGTACAATGCCACAAGGATAGCGTACGAGCCCGTTAACATCACATTCCACGACGACCACGCAGACACAGTCAACGCATTCTGGAAGAAATACTACGAGTACCACATAGCGGACTCGGTGTCCATGAACTCAGACCTACAGATATCAGCAACCAAAGACAGTTTGTATGATTCCATCGGTGCTGAAAAAAGGACGAACAAATTCGGATTGGACACTCCTGCGGAACGTGGTAAACCTTTCCTGAAAGGGATACAGATATTCGTGTTACACAAGAAGAGATTCA